CCATCCTTACTGATACCAGGGGTTGGCATGATGGATGTTTCTGGAAGATACAACACATATACTTTTGAAACTTGGTTAAGGGTAGACGCAAGGTCTAACACTAATCGTAAAATACTGGGACCAGTGTTTAGTTACGACAATGAACAAGAAACATCAATAGCATCAACAGATGGGCTATACGTTGATGGCCCATTTTTGCGTTTAAAGATTAATGATGGCATTGGATCTTTCTTTGTTGGGGAATGGTACAGGCCAATGCTAATCGATATTAGAATTGCAATTAATTCTGCAAGCATGCTTATTAACGGAGAAGAGGTTATTTCTTTTGAATTTAACACATCTTCCGCTAGCTTTTCTAACAACGCAGAATATCCTGGCGGGGTATGGGGAGTGTACGCCTATCCAGACGTTCCAGTAGTAGAAATTGATTGCCCAGCAATCTATTCTTATTCTGTGCCATCCCTAGTTGCAAAAAGAAGATTTGGTTATGGGCAAGCAGTCGAATCTCCAGATGGAGTAAACAAATCATTTGGAGCATCTACAGCCTTCATTGACTACTCTGTTGCAGACTATACAAATAATTATCACTACCCAGATATGGGTAGGTGGACTCAGGGTATTTCTGAAAACGTCCTAACAGATGAAAATACATTATCAACCCCTACACACGAATTGCCAGATTTTGTTTTCCAATCAACCAATTATGAAACTTGGTTTGCATCTCAATACGCAGCCAATCAGCCATACTGTACATTTAGTGGCAATCCTGGGTTTATTAGATTTAATGACATATCTGTGGCTGGACAATCACCAGCTGGACTATATTTGATTTTTGGCATTAGCTCATTCTCATATGACGAAAAGCTACTATTTAAAATCGTAAACAAGGTTACTGGAGACTCCTTTACCGCCAAGCTAGTGTTTGATCAAATAGACTACATTATTAACATTCGTGGTAATGAGCAATTGATTGGATCTACCTCTGGTGTAGTCTTAAACAGTCCAATCTTAACAGGTGCCTCGTTTGAGCAACTAGCAAATGACTTTGGTGGAGACGTTCTTTCTTTCTTTAGCAATGCTTCTCAGCTTTTGCTTTTTGTTGCTGGAGACAGCACATACACAAATATGTTTGATGGAAACATATACAAGGTTGGAATTTCAACAGACAGAAATCTAGAAGCTATTAACTCATACTTTAGGGTAGACGAAAATCTAGAAATAGATGGAGGGCAATATGACAGTGCAGTCTGGCTATATGTTCTTGACGGCGGTACCCCAGAAAGCTATGACACCTCTGGTGCGTTTAGCCACATTGCCAACTATACTCTTGTTGCTTCAAATAACCTGGGCATCTTCTCAATTGACGTAGACTCTGATTCATATTGGCAGGACTACTTGCCACTATCTTATTTCTCCCAATATGTACAAAACTCTTTGGGAGACAACTACTATGACCTAGACTTTTTGCAATTTAACATCGACTACCCAGCTACTACAAAATTTTTACAAAGCAGGTACGACACAAGAGATGAGCTTGTACGTACGTACATTAGTTTTCAGTTAATATCTGGAGGAGCAACGAAACAGCTATCCGCATTTGACAACGTAGAGGCACTATCAAAGAATAATGTAATCAATCCCGATGCGGGAAGGTTTTCAGGAGACTGGCTAAACACAGCCTTTGAGGTTGTAGATGGAACTATTATTTATCCGCCAAAAGATATTAGCTTTAACGACCTTGCTATTGTAACCCACGTTGAGCTAAAGGTTCGTGGCGGCCTAAATAATAAGCTTAAGATTCGTAGAATTCAGTATGCTTCTCAAGCATTCAATGCTTCTTCAGCCAATCCAATTGGAACAAAATTTAATATTCCAGTCTACCCATATCAAAAGTATTCATCATACTTTGACTATAAGTCAAGAAATCCCTACAGGATTTACAAGGGAAGCACCCCGCACCTATTCCTGACCAAGAAAACTGGTATTGAAAAGGTGGGAGATTACGACCCACTAATTAACAGGGGCTTCCTGATCAATGTAAACGAAAAGGCCGCAGAAGAATACCGTGTTATTGCAACACAAATGTTTTTGTATTACTCCAAAGATACCTTTGACAAAGATGCCGTAAAGATTTTTGAAATACAGTCTGCATACTCTTATATCAAAGTTTATGTAGAGCCTATTGTTTCTAGCAGAAAACGTGCAAGAATCTACGCAATTGATGCAAATACTGGCACAGAGCTTTCTGCCATAGCATTTTATGTTAATGGCAAGATTGTTCACAGTCCAGTTATTAACGTAAATGAGTGGACTACACTGGGAGTTAGGTTTGCTCAGCCAATTATTTTTGACAACTACGTTGGGGCAATTAGGTTTACTGGTCCAATCTTGGTAAATAACATCTCTTATTACGAATCAAGTAGCCTACAAGAGGTTGAAAGAAACTCTGTAAGGCTATGGGATTCTCTAGCAGCAAACCAAAATGACTGGGAATACTGGCTAAGTCTTATTAATGAGCTCGGGCAGAGTTATAAATGGCGAGATGTCCTCGTAATTGCATCTACAATTTACTCAGGAATCGATCCTTCTGACATTTATAAGTCATATACAGGAACAAACAAAATATTAACTGCGGATAATTCTGTTTTTGGCATAGGAAAACCTTCCTATAAAGTAATAAATGGATTGGCATGGTCCACCTCTAGTGTTAAACCGCTATAGTATGGTATACTAGTGGTTATGAAATCAGAAAAACCAGACGCATTTGAACAAGCTCTTGGCAAAGCAAAAGTAACTTTAGTAGATCCACAGGGATATGCCTGGGGTACATACGTATGGAAAAAGTCTAATGGCAAGTGGTTTACAGATGGCAATGGCAATGTATTAAATATTCCGTCCAACAGGGGCGACGAAAAGCAAATACAAAAGCTAAAGGATGCAGCAGCTCACTACGGCGAGCCTGACGGGACACCAGTATTTATGGCTGGTACTGAAAGAATTACTGACGAGGAATACTCGGAGCAGGTAGATAGAATGAAGCAGGGGCTAATTCCATCTAAAAATGATCTTGGTGCAATAATTGCAGCCAAGCAAACTTTGGACGCATACGGAGACGAAGGCTAATGGCAGAAGAATATATCCTTGGTGCAAGGATCGATGATGAAGTATCGAAAGATGATACCTTTAAGAAGCAAGACCCATTTAATAAAAAGTGGGATGATTTAAAATCTCTTTCTGGTCTAGACAAAAATTTTAAGCGTAGGTCTGACCGTGTTGCAAAGGCATACGAATCTCAGGTGCCAAAGGATCTTGACACAACCTCTACAGCCTATCTGGCATCTGCTTCTTCTAGAAGTCAGGGAGTTGACGGTGCAGGAACCAAGCAAATCAATCCTGGAACGGTATATAACAATGGCTATGGAATGTTCGATGTTATCACACCGCCATGGAATCTTTACGAGCTAGCAAACTACTACGACACTTCTTTTGCAAACCACGCAGCAATTGATGCCAAGGTAGAAAACATTGTTGGTCTTGGTTATGACTTCCACATTTCAGATCGCACCCAACTACGACTTGAGTCTGCTATGGATGATGGTCAAAGAATGCGGGCACGAAACAGAATTGAAAGACTAAAGATTGAGCTACGTGACTGGCTGGAGAACTTAAATGATGATGACTCATTTACTCACACAATGATGAAGTTCTTTACAGACGTTCAGTCTACTGGCAATGGCTATCTTGAGGTGGGTAGGACAACTACTGGAGACATTGGCTATGTTGGTCACATACCAGCAACCACTCTTCGTGTTCGCCGTCAGCGTGACGGATTTGTTCAGATTATTGGACAGAAGGTCGTATACTTTAGAAACTTTGGGGCAAAGAATCAAAACCCAGTAACAGCTGACCCAAGGCCAAATGAGATTATTCACTATAAGGAATACTCTCCGCTAAACACTTATTATGGTATTCCAGACATTATGTCTGCAATCTCATCTCTACACGGAGATCAGCTAGCTACACAGTACAACATTGACTACTTTGGTAACAAGGCTGTTCCAAGGTATGTTGTAACCCTTAAGGGTGCAAAGCTTTCTGCTGAGGCAGAAGACAAGCTCTTCAGGTTCTTGCAAACTAACTTGCGTGGTCAGTCTCACAGGACGCTGTATATTCCGCTACCAGGAGACTCCGACACAAACAAGGTAGAGTTTGACATGAAGCCAATTGAAAATGGGGTACAAGAGGCATCATTCAATGAATACAGAATTCGTAATAGAGAAGACATTCTTATTGCACACCAGGTTCCGCTATCAAAAATTGGTGGTGGAGACAGCTCTTCAATTGCAGCAGCTTTGGCACAAGATAGGACATTCAAAGAGCAGGTAGCAAGACCCGCACAGAAGAATCTTGAGAAGATGCTTAACAAGCTTGTTCGTGAGAAGACAGATGTTCTAGAGCTTAAGTTTAATGAGCTTACCCTAACAGATGAAATAGCACAGTCTCAGATTATCGAAAGATATGTTAAGACTCAGGTCATGACGAGAAACGAAGCTAGAAACCAACTTGGCTTGCCACAACTTTCCGAGGCAGACGACTTCTTTGAGATGT